TTGTCTATAACTGTAAAATCTTCTTTATCCCAATCAGTCAATGCCTTCTGATACTTGAGATAACCAACACTACGAGCAACTCTTGCTTTTTTCTCGTCATGTGTTATGTCATGTCCAAAGTCATCTACTGTTGCATCACTGCCTTTTGCATGAGTAGCAATCAAAACATTGATTACATCTGCTCCATCCAAACAAGCCTTATGTGCTTGTGTTATTTCTTCTTCTGTTCTAGTTATTTCTTTTTCTGCTATAGTCATATTCAAACTCCTTATTACATTGCAGATATAATGAATGCCAACAATTCTGCATATCTAACACCTAATCTAGTTTTTTTGACTGCTCCTTTTGGTGCTTTATCTTCTGTGTCATAATCTCTTGTGGTAGTTACACCATCTTTAATTTCATCTATTTCCCACCAAGTGTCTGAACAAAACATTCCATATCTACTTGCATCAAGTCCTTCTGCTTCAAATGCAGATTTTAATTCTTGTGCTATAACACCAACATGAATACGAGCATCATCACCCTTTTTAGCTACAGCATCTTTCCATCTGTACTTCTTAATAAGACCTTTACAAGATACAGCAACTTTTTTTTCTTTTTCACTCAATGCTTCTATATCTTGTTTTTCATTTTCATCAGAAGTATTTATTGAATTAGAAACAGCAAACACCTCAGTCCAACGTCTATTTGAAGCACCATTAGCCATTTCATTATCTACTGTACCCCCAGCAAGTGTTGACCCAGCAATTCTGGAGCTTTGAACTAAAAACATATTTTGACCAGCTTTACCCATAACAGAGTAAGAATTTTCATCTGAATAAAATCTAACAACTCCTTCGCCATCTGATATAGCAACATTATCAGTGTTAGTTCTTATATCTAAACTACCACCACCACCATTGCCAGAAAAACGACCAATTAGAGTATTGCCACTTCCACTTGTTTTTAATTTCCCAGAAATTCCACCAACAAATGTATTTTTACTTGAGGTAGTATTTTCTCCTGAGCCTTCACCTATAAATGTATTATCTGTACCAGCTACACAAGACTTTCCAGCATTATATCCAACAGCAGTATTATCAATAGAAGTATTACTATTTGTGCTTTGTACTAATAAAGCATTTGAACCTACAGCGACTGAATTATGACCTCTCAATTCTGCATTTCCAGCCTTATGACCAATAAAAGTATTATTTCCAGCATCAGTTTGATTTTGTCCAGTTGCATGACCTATTAAAGTATTTTTAGTGCCTGTAGTTACTGCTGACCCTGAAACATTACCCACTGCAACATTTAAAGAATCTGTGGCACTACTATAGTTTTGTGTTTTCAATGCCCTAAAACCTATAGCAACACTTGCACTGCCATTGGTATTTGTGCTTAATGCTTCAAATCCAACTGCTGTATTGTTATCTGCTACTGTTTGAGCATCTCCTGCATTAGCACCAACAAAAGTGTTTTGAACTCCTGTTGTAATATTTAAACCAGCGAAAAAACCATAAGCTGTATTATTTGCTTGTGTGCCACCAGTATTATTTTGATTTGCTAAAGCAGAATATCCCATTGCAGTGTTTCGCTGACCAGTTGTTTCTGAACTGAGAGTGAGATATCCTAATGCACAATTTGTTGTACCCTCAGTAATTGCATCACCAGAGAATGCACCAACTAAAGTATTTAAAGTACCTGATGTTGTTGCTAGTCCAGCATGATAACCTATTGCTGTATTGTAATCACCAGTTAATACTGCACCTAAAGCACTTTTACCAACTGCTACTGTATAATTTGGAGTTGTAGCACTTTCTCCTGACGAAGCTCCAATAAATGTATTTTCAATTCCAGTAGTAACTGCACTTCCTGAATTATAACCCACTGCTGTGCTTTGTGAATTTGCTCCTGCATCTAGATTTTTTAATGACTGATTACCAATAGCAGTGTTTCTACTATGTGTATCTTCTGTGCTAAGAGCCAAATGACCAATAGCTACGTTGTTACCTCCTGTACTCAGAGCATCACCAGCACCATGTCCAATAGCTATATTGCTATCGCCTGTAGTGATTGCTGTTCCTGCTTCATCTCCTATTAGAATATTAAAGTTACCACCACTTTGTATGGAATTACCTGCATTATCTCCAAGTTTTACGTTTGATGTTCCTGCTGTTGAAGTTATAATACCATCAGCGGCATCAAGAATAATATCTCCTGCACTATCTATAGTTAAACTACCACTTGATAAATCAATTTCTGTGCCATCTATGGTTATGTTATCTATTGTAACACCACCATCAGCATCTACGGATGCAGCACTTACTGCACCACTAAACGTGCCTGTAGTTGTATCAATAGCAGTTGCGATTATATCGGCAGGTTGTTTTCCTATGTATGGCATTAGACATCAATCTCCATTATACTTAACGTGGCACTAACTTTATCTGCCACAGAACAATCTACTTTTATTATATCTGTCGCTTCCACGACTATTTTGTTTCCAGACATTATTTCTATCGAGCTACCGACAGGTATTGGTATGTCTTTTACAATATGTGAAGTTATACTTGCAGTAGTGTCTGTTACTGTAACTGTTGCTGTAACTTGTGATGTATGTACATTTGCAAGTGTCAATCCTAAAACTATTGCTGTTTTACCTGAACCTGCAGTGTACAAAGGGTCAGGAGTGCCTGCACTAGAGGGCATCACTGCGTTGTTTACAAGTCTAAATGTATTTGCCATTTGTTTATTTCCTTATGTTAACCGAGTGCAATCGCAAGTGCAGTTGCATTATCGTCTGTTAATGCTGTTAAGACACTAACATCCATTCTTTTTATTGTTCCTGCATCACTCACTAGTAATTCATCTGTTGTTGCAAGACCTGAAGCTAGTTCAGTCTGCCCTGATATCACATTATCGTTTATGTGTTCGCTTTCAACTGCGTTATCTGCAATCTTAGCTTCTGTGATTGCGTCTGCAGCTATCTTCGCAGTCGTGATTTGTGAATCAGCTATGTGTGCAGTATCTATTGAGCCATCTGTGTAGTGTTCGGAGTTTATAGCATCGTCTGCTATTTTAGCACCAGTAATAGCGTCTGCTGCTATCTTAGCAGTTGTGACCTGTAAATCACCTATGTGTGCAGTGTCTATTGAGCCATCTGTATAATGTTCAGAGTTTATGGCATCGTCTGCTATCTTTGCACCTGTAATGGCATCTGCAGCTATTTTAGCAGTTGTTACTTGTAAATCACCTAGATGTGCAGTGTCTATTGAACCGTCTGTGTAGTGTTCAGAATCTATAGCGTCATCTGCTATCTTAGCACCAGTGACAGCATCCGCTGCTAATTCAGCAGTTACAACACCACCATCTTTAATTGTCACTGCTCCACTAGATACTGCAAAGTTATCAGAACTGAATGAAGCTACACCTTTGTTAGATGTAGTTGCATCTTCTCCTGCTATTGTAACAGTGTTGCCTGTAGCTGAAGTATCAATGCCCTCTCCACCTGCTATAGTAAAAGTTTCACTATCTAGGTCAATAGCTATTGTGCCACTATCTGACGTAACGTCTAAATCTTCTGCAGTTATTTGTGTATCAACATAATCTTTTACTGCAGCAGAAGTTGGGATAGTTGTGTCATTATCATTAGATCCTATACCTTCAGACTCTAAAACAATCGCTGATGCTTTAAAATTATCTACTTCAATGTTTGAAACTGTATTGTTATCTACATCGATTGTTTTGTTTGTTAATGATTGTGAACCTGTTAACGTAGCCACAGTGGAGTCTATAGCAAAGGTAACAGCATTGCCACTACCACTTGTATCAATACCTGTGCCACCTGTAAATGTCAAAGTTTCACTGTCTAAGTCAATACTTAAAGCACCACCACTATCAGCTTGAAAATCTAAATCTTCGGCAGTTAATTGAGTATCAACATAAGCCTTTACAGATTGTTGTGTTGGTACAAGAGTGGCACTATTAGATGACATATCATCTTCGTCAACAAATGCTGTAATCGTTATGCTACCATCTGATAAGCTACCATACGTAAGTGTGCCTGATACATCTGCATTACCATTTATGTCTATGGTAGTGGCTGCAATCTGTATTTCTGTATCTGCTACGAGGTCGAGTTGTCCGTCCGTAGTGGAACTGATGTGTATAGCTGTGTCTCTGAATTGTATCTTCTCTGAAGAAGCAATAAGTATGTCGTCACTAAATTCAAAATAATCCTCATCTTCCATCCATTTAAGGACACCATCGTTACTTTCACCATCAAAAGTAACAGTTATATCTGTACCTGCAGTGCCATCTCCTAATATAAGAGATGTGCCAAGCAGTTTTGTTATAGGCCCACCCTCACCTGTAGTTCCATCGTGAGTGTGACCTGAACTGGCTGCAAACGCAGCAAGTAATTGATCAAATTCATTATTGGTATCTGACGCTTGTATTACGTCTCCATCACTGTATGATGACTGTCTTGTATACGTTGCTCCCATTAACGTCTAGCTCCTAATTGATATTCCAACTGAAAACCCTTTAGTGAATATGGGTCAGTTGTACCTCCATCGTTTACTCTTAGTGCTACTGCAAATCCTGAACCTTCTACAGGTTGTCGTACTAACGGTTGTGCAGTACCACCGTAAGTGGGTGTGCCATAAACTGACGTTCCATATATACCTGCTATATCTGTAGAATCTAACGGATAAGCTGCAGGTCTAAGTGAGTCAGAAGATTCGTAATCATACCTAACAAAAAGATCTGCATCTATTACTGACTCAGGTTTGTAGTTTACAATAACTCTTTGCATGTGTTTTCTTATACCGGGGTCGTTCATTGTTAAGTCAGGACTGCGATATGTTCCGTTTATAGCTGTGCCATCAAATGTTGATCCTTCTTCTTGTCTGTATACAAAGCCATCAAACCCGCCGTGAAGAACAAGAATATCACCAACAAGTATAAACGTGTCGGTGGCTGCAGGCTTAATACCTTTTATTTTTGAAAATTCGTATGCTTGTTGGCCGCCCTGTTGTCCTTTTAAAACACATATTAAACCTTCTGTTTTTGATTCTAATGCTCCTGCTTTTGAAAAAAATAAACGATATTGAGTTTTCTCTGGTATAACGATTGACTCAAAAACAGATGCGTCTGTTATGTTGTCGTCAAATACAGATTGCACATTTGAACTTATTGTTCCTAATTCAACGTCACCGATTCTTGCAGTACCTGCGACTGTTCGTAATCCGTCAGGACCTAAGAATATTAAGTCACCTGCAAATTCTTGAATGGTCTTTCCATTTATGCAACCTATGTCTCTTGTTACAGCCGATACTGCAAAATCTGAACTAGAACTACCTGACAGTTTAAATATTCTGTTTTCACAAAATATAAATAAATTTTCACGGAATACTTTAAGTCCGACTACCGTATCATCAACTTTTATACTTCCTGCACCAGACCCACTGCTAAACGCATCTTCGTCAAATGGTTGACTAAAAACAACTTCTTGAGGTGTGCTAGACATGCCTGCATAAAACATGTGTTCTTTAAATGATGCAACTATGCTTGCACCTTCTACGCTACTTGCTGTAACATCCGTTGCACTAAGAGATGTGTTAAAAACTGTTGGATCGTTTGTGCCGTCTACAACAATTATTTTATCGTTGCCATCAAAATTAAAACGTTCAAAAGAATACTTGCCTGCGTTAGTTCTTCCTGTATCTCTTTCAGTCCAATTTTCTGAAACTACAGTTCTAGATGCGTCAGTGGTAGCAGTATGAGCTGCAGCGCTTGTACTGTTTGCAGCTCTTGTCACACCTGTAAATGTAGTTGATGTGACACCAGTGTAAGTAAACTGCTCACTATTTATTTGCAACGTGCCACTTGAGCTAAAACCTGATGTGCTTTTTACTGTTATAGTTCCTGAACCTGTCATTGCAGTATCTGCAGCTATTGAATTAGTAGATCCCTTTGCTAGATGTGTAGAAGCACAACTAAATATTTTCTCTCCTCGTGCTGCAAGAGTTTTGTTAGCAAACGTAGCAATCATAAGTATTGATTCAGCAGATGAACTAGTGTGTGGAACAATCTGTCTTACGTGTCTTTGATAGCCATTTATTCTACGGTAGCCACCTTCTATGTCAGGTTCAAAGTTTTCAAGTTGTAAAGCTTGACCGGGTTTCATTATAAATGTAGATCTGTTGGCTACTAAGCCACCTTCACATATAAATGGAAACGCACCTGTCGGACTTAACTCTGGCATTAAACGGCTCTCATATATAATTGTTTGTTAATTAATTCAACACGCATACGCTTAATTGATTTTTCAAATTGCATTTGGGCAAGCTGTGCGTTTTGTACATCACCACGTAAAACAAAAGCATAATATTTAGCTTTTTCAACAATGACAGTTTCAAATCTTTCAGGTATGATAGATGTGTCCGTTGAACTGCTTAATGCCGTATGTGTGGCGTAATAAAAATACTTTACTGTGTATGTTGATACATCAGGAACAGGAGACAAACCTATACTTTGATCTGGGTTCTCATACACAAACACTGGTATTGCTCTTGAATCACCTGTTGGATCTGTGTCTCTTTCATGGTAGTTATCAAGATATTCACTAAATGTTAAGTAATCTAACTTTTGTTCTGTTTTATCTGCGGCTTCAAGAAATGTAAAACTATCATAATCTACAGTTTTTGTATTGGTTGTGCTTAGATCTGACCTGCTGTATAATCTTTTTCCTGCAGTCGTAGTGAATGTTTTTGATGTAATTGTAAAGGGCCATTCGGTGTCCGAGTTTATTATGTCATCTATTGCACGATTTACGTAATCTTTTACTGCAGTTTGTATGCCACGAGATGAACTAAAATTACTA